TAAATTACGTACAAGATTTTCCACCTCAAGAAAAAAGAATGATTTATTCTATTTACAGAGAGTTTATCCCTAAAAATAATAGGTGGAATAAATATATTAAGTCTAAGGTAAAACAACCTAATAAGGACTTAATAGACCATATCAAAAATTATTTCGAATGTTCTTCTAAAGAAGCAAAAGAATATATAAATATATTGGCTACCCCAGAAATAGGTCGTATATTAACAAACAGAGGATTAGATAAAAAAGAAATAAAACCATTATTAAAATGAGTAAATTAGTAGAAATGTTAAGAACATCTGCACAAGCGGATAAAGCCAAAGCCTTATTATCACTTGAATTATTAGGTAATAAAGCAGTTGGAATTGGAGATCACTCAACTGGAGATTTTTATAAAAATGCTGAAGAAGCACTTATAATGTTAGTAGATGCTGATGATAGACTATCAGCTCTAGACAAGTACTTTGATACTAAAGGACAAATTAATGGGTAGTAGTGTAAGTGCTTACTTTGATAAGCTAGAACAAAAAATAAACGGGATGGGACATTTTGGTTCTAATGCCCTAGAAATAGAAAAAGTTATGAGCGATAGAGAAATTATGAATGCAAAGTATGGTGGACTCGGCATTACAAAGAAACATAGTGAAATCCTTAAAGAAGAGTATCCTACTATATACGATGGTTATATGGATATCATGGAACAGCAGCTGGAGCTATTTAGCAAAAAGCATCTGGACTACGGTATGGGTAATATCTCTGCTGGTACTGGGCTTACTACTCAAGATGAAAGGGCTTTTGCTCTTACGGGACTTTGGTATAGAATAAGCGATAAAGTGAATCGCTGGAAAAATATGATTATTACTAAGAGGGATCCACAAAACGAATCACTAATAGACTCATTCCAGGATCTTACTAATTACGGAATTATAGCACAATTAGTAGCTACAGACCGTTGGAAAAAATAAATTTTGGCTAAAAAAATACCTAAAATAGTAAAGGAAATTCGTAATAATCCACCTAAGCAAATCAACTTCGCTTATCAGAAGAATATATCATATTCTCAAATGTCTATCTTTAGGAGTTGTGCTTATAGGTGGAAACTACAATATAAAGATAAGATAAAAAGATTTAATTCATCTATTCATACTGTATTTGGAACTGCTATACATGAAGTAATGCAACATTATTTAGATGTTATGTACGAAAAGTCAGCGGCTGCAGCAGACAGAGAGATAAATATGGAAGAATCTTTCCAAGATAAATTTATAGGTGAATATCAAAAACAATATAAATCTAATAATAATGAACATTTCTCCTCAGCTGAGGAAATGAGAGAGTTTTTTGAAGATGGGGTTGCTATTTTAGATTGGTTTAAGAAAAAACGTAGTAGATATTTTAGCAAAAAGGGCACATATTTAGTTGGTTGTGAAATACCCATTGTAATTGCGCCAAATAAAATGTTAAATAACGTATTATACATGGGGTATCTTGATGTTGTCACATATCATGAAGAAACAGAGACATTCAAGATAATCGATATTAAAACAAGTACTAAAGGTTGGAATTCATATGACAAAAAGAATGAAGACAAACACTTCCAGTTAATATTGTATAAGAAATTTTTCTCTGAACAGTATGGAATACCTTTAGATAAAATTGAAATTGAATTTTTAATTGTAAAAAGAAAAGTGTTAGATTGGGATGATGAAAAAATAATGTCGCCCCATCAAGCATATAGAGTGCAACAGTTTGTACCACCTAGTGGTAAAATAAAAATAAATAGAGCTAATAATGCTGTAAATGATTTTATAACAGAATGTTTTAGTTCAAATGGGAATATTAAAGAAATAGATTATCCGAAGTCACCTTCCAAATGGAATTGTACTTTTTGTCCTTATGGAGAAGATAAAGAATTATGTGGAGCAAAAGCACATTTTGAATAATTTCGGTATATTTATATATAAATAATGTTATTAAAATAAAGATTATGACAACAAAAAAACCAATGACACTAACTAGTGTTAAAGTCAAAAGCGATTTATTCGAGAATTTTAAGATTGAATGTGTAAAGCGTAAATTTTCATTTCAAAAACTTGCCGATCGGGCTTTATTTTTGTACCTTACTGATGAAGATTTTCGTAAACAAATTACTAATCAAATTAATCTCGACTTAAATGACAATAACTAAAAACTTTGACTACATCCCACAAGATAAAAGAAAAAAAATACTTTTAATTTGTGATGATATTAGAGTACATTCTGGTGTAGCTACAGTAGCTAAAGAAATTGTAACCCACACTGCTAACCATTTTAATTGGGTTCAAATAGCAGGGGCTATAAAACATCCTGAAAAAGGTAAAATTCTAGATCTATCTAAAGATACTAATACACTTGCTGGTATAGAAGATTCTTTTATTAAGTTGTATCCTGTAGATGGGTATGGTACTGAACAAACCATTAGAGAAATTCTAAAATTAGAAAAACCAGATGCCTTAATGTTATTTACTGACCCTAGATATTTTAGGCATATTTTTATGATGGAGGCTGAAATTAGAAAACAATGCCCTATTGCTTATCTTAATATATGGGATGATTACCCTGCACCTATGTACAACAGTGCTTTTTATGAAGCTTGTGATTTATTAATGGGTATCTCAAAACAAACAGTTAATATTAACAAATTAGTATTAAAGGGTAAAGAAAAAAATAAAATATTTAAATATCTCCCTCATGGGAAAAATGCTAGTTTATATTATCCTTTAAGTAAGGAGGAAAAATCGTCAAAGGAATTTAAAAGCTTTAAAAAACAAATATTTAAAAATAAAGATCCTAAATTTGTAGCTTTTTTTAATTCAAGAAATATTAGAAGAAAACAAATACCTGATACTATGTTAGCTTTTAGAGAATTTTTATATTCCTTACCTAAGGAGGAAGCTAAAGATAGTTATTTAATTCTACACACTGAAGCAGTAACGGATCATGGCACAGACTTATACAAAGTAAAAGAATATTTATTTGGTGAACATTTCCCCGAACAAGTAATTTTTAGCCACTCAAAACTCCCAGAAGCAGGCCTAAATTATTTATACAATCTAGCCGACGTTCAACTATTACTTACTTCTAATGAAGGATGGGGCTTAACTTTAACTGAAGCCATATTATCTGGAACTCCAGTAATTGCAAATGCAACTGGAGGTATGCAAGATCAAATGAGATTTGTAGATGAAAATGGAGAATGGTTTACACCAAGTGCCGATATTCCATCTAATCATAGGGGTACATATAAAAAACATGGTGAATGGGCTTTCCCCGTTTACCCAACCTCAAGATCAATTCAAGGCTCACCTCCAACTCCCTACATTTATGATGACAGGTGTGCTTGGGAAGATGTACTTGAAAGGTTAAAAGAAGTTTATAATCTATCACCTGAAGAAAGAGTTAAAAGAGGATTAACAGGTAGAAAATGGGCTATTAACGAAGAAGCAGGTTTTACTTCTGAACATCAAGCTAATAGGTTTGTAGAGGCATTTAATGAATTATTTAAAATCTGGGAACCTAGAGAAAAATATGAATTAATAAATGCTAATGAATACCGAGGAAAATTTTTAAACCATAAAACAATATATTAAATGAATAAACCAGTTTTTGTAATTAGTTGTCCTTTTGATACCTACAGCGGCTATGGGGCTAGATCTAGGGATATAGTTAAAGCTATAATTGAATTGGATAAATACGATGTAAAATTATTACCCCAAAGATGGGGTTCTACGTCATGGGGTTTTTGTGAATCCCACCCTGAATGGGAATATTTATTGAAACATTCTATACCTAAATTATCTACCCAACCCGATATTTGGATGCAGATTACTATTCCTAATGAATTCCAATCTGTAGGGAAATACAACATTGGATGCACAGCTGGGATTGAAGCAGATGCCTGCAAACCAGAATGGGTTGAAGGTTTAAATAGAATGAATATGAATTGGGTTTCTTCAACTTTTGCTAAAAATACATTTGAAAAAATGCAATATGAGAAAAAATCAAAACATAATAACCAAAGTATAGGAGTTATAAAACTAGAAAAACCAATTCACGTTATATTTGAAGGTGTAAATTTAGATGTCTATAAACCTTTAAAACAGTCAGAATTAAAAACTTTTGATTTAAGTAGTATTAAAGAAGAATTTTGTTATTTATTTGTAGGTCACTGGATGAATGGTGCCTTTGGTCATGATAGAAAAAATGTTAGTTTTTTAATAAAATCTTTCTATGAAACTTTTAAAAATAATAAGAAAAAACCTGCTTTAATTTTAAAAGCATCTACTGGAGTAGCAGGTTATATAAGTAGAGACGAAATATTAGACAAAATTAAGAACATTAGAGAATCAGTTAACTCAAAAATTCTTCCTAACATTTATGTAATAAATGGGGAATTTGAAGATTCAGAGATGAATGAGCTGTATAACCATCCTAAAGTTAAAGCTATGGTTAGTTTAACCAAAGGAGAAGGATTTGGAAGACCATTATTGGAATTTACAACTACAGGTAAACCAGTTATTGCTTCTGGGTGGTCAGGACATATAGATTTTTTACATAAAGATTATTCTATCCTAATACCAGGGGAACTTGAACCAGTACATCAAAGTGCTGCTAATAATTGGTTAATACAAGAGGCTAAATGGTTTAAACCTGATGCTAGGTATGTAGGGCAGACTTTAAAAGATGTTTTTAAGAAACCTAAAGAATTTCAATCTAAGTCTAAAAGACAAAAATATTACACTCAAAAGAATTTCTCATGGGATAATATGAAAGAATTAGTAAGTATAACTTTAGAAAATAATATCCCATTATTTCCCAAGAAAATTGAATTAAATCTCCCAGAATTAAATTTACCTAAATTATGAAATACGACGAATTAAAAGTTTGTACTAGATGTAGCTCGGATGCTTGTTATACCCAAGAAGTAACAAAAGACATTTCTATTGAAATGTGTTATGGCTGTGGGTTTCAAAGTAATAGTATAATTAAAAAGGGAAATGAATTTTTTAACCAACAATTTGAAAATCTCCCTGAATTATACAAAGAACTAATGGATGAAGAAGAGGAAACAGGTAAAATATGGATGCCTACTATCATTAATTTGAAGGATAAAGGTATGGTATTTGCTGATGGTTCTAGTAGAGAAAATTGGAGGTGGGCTGCTGTTAAGGCAGCTAAAATTCCTAAAAAAGATAGGGAAAAATATAAAGGAGAAAAATATAAAGCTGATATGTCTACTATAAAACATTTTATAGAACGTGAGTTTATAGAGGCACTTTCATATATTGGAGTCTTACCAGAATAGATATGAAAATAAGTTATGCAATTACAGTATGCAATGAATATGAGGAGATTCAAAAGTTAATATCTACTCTGATGTTAAATACGAATGGAGAAGATGAGGTAATAGTCTTATTTGATAAAAAAGCCGGAACAGCAGAAGTATGGGACTACCTGGTTGGACTTCAGAGTCAAGACTTAATTAAAGCTTACCCTAAAACTTTCAAAGGGCATTTCGCAGATTGGAAAAACTACCTTTCAAGTTTATGCTCTGGGGATTTTATATTCCAAATAGATGCTGATGAGTACCCTAGTGAGGAGTTACTAGAAACACTTCCATTTTTACTTGAGATGAATAAAGATGTCGATGTAATATTAGTACCGAGAGTAAATACGGTAGAGGGTTTAACTCAAGATCATATTGCTAAATGGAGATGGAGTGTTAATGAGGCAGGTTGGGTTAATTGGCCTGACTATCAGTGGAGAATATATAAGAACTCAGATAAGATTAAATGGATTAATAAAGTCCATGAACGTTTAGATGGATTTAAAGAATATGCTACACTACC